TGTGCTACGATTCTTGATATGGTGCACCAAAAAATTACTCGAATCTATTCTGTCATGGAAGCAATGGAAGCAGGCGAAACAGCCAACTTCGAATCGCTCGAAGACTCGGCGAAGGATGCCATCAACTACCTATCCTTCTTTGTCTCATACAGCCGTGGAAAAATGGAAGGCCAAGATTCAAAGCGAGATCTCGTAAATCGCCCGAATAAGGAAACGCCAAATGCTGAAGGTTGAAGATATTCGTCAGCACTTCATCAATGAACTTGCAGCTGAACGGTTTGTCACTGACAAGACTGGCGTAAAAACTATTGAAATGATTGGTGCTACGTTTGAAGCAAATGAAAATGCTATCTTCGGTACGCCTAACCAAGATTATATTGAACGCGAATTGGCTTGGTACAAGTCAAAGTCTTTGTATGTTGCAGATATTCCTGGTGGCAAGCAAGAAGCAAATCCTCCTGAAATTTGGACATCTGTTGCATGCATCGATGGCAAGATTAATTCCAATTATGGTTGGGCAATTTGGTCTGAAGAAAATTGTGGTCAGTATTGGAAGGTTCTAAACGAACTAAGAGATAATCCTAATAGCCGTCGTGCTGTAATGATTTACACTCGTCCATACATGTGGTATGACTACAATGAAAATGGCCGGTCTGACTTCATGTGCACCAACACGGTTCAGTATATGATTCGTGGTGATGAACTGGTTGCTATTGTTCAGATGCGTTCGAATGATGTCGTGTTTGGATATCGCAATGACTTTGCTTGGCAAGATTATGTTGTTAAGCTTCTTGGTCATGCTCTTAATGTTAAGAAAACCAAGATCATCTGGCACGTTGGATCACTCCACGTTTATGAACGACATTTTAAAATGGTGAAGTAATGAAAAAGGTTTTAATTACCGGTTTTAACGCCGAACAAAATGAACGTGATTACTTTCAACGTAAGCAGCTTAGAATTTTGAACTCTCAATATTCGCTGATTCGTTGTTTGGAAGACATGGGTTGGCAAGTTGAGCAGCGCCCTGTTCAGCAAGGTGAAGATCTTTCGAGTTATGATGAAGTGATTGTTTACCTTCACTCGATCCAATCTTTTTGTCAGCGTCTTTATTCTGGTCTTTGGGCAGTTGCTGCTCGACCGGATTGCATTTTAGCTTTTGATGACTGGCAAATAAATCAAGTCTTTACTAGTTTTGCTGGATATCAAAAGAACCTTGAAGAAGACGATGGTGAATCTGCGTTTCGTCCGTATCTTCTTGATTTGTACGCCGGTAATGAACCATTAGAAGTTCTAAAGAATAATCGCAATCACTACATTGAGTCGTGTAAGATTATCAATGCTCGTAAAAATCGTCTTTTGATTTGTGCATTTGCTGGTGGTGATTCTGCTCTGTTTGGTCTAGACTGGCAGGCACCGGTCTTTACCTACAATCCAAACCCGTACAACCTGAATCGCTCACCATTCAATAACTATGGTGAAGAGGTTACAGGACTTGCTGCGTTTCTTGATGATGATATTGTCAATCCAAATGATAAACAACGCCAGTGGATTTTCTCGTCTCTTATTCAAGGTAAGACACAGAAGTGGCTAAAGCAACAGAATCCTACATGGCCAATTCTTTCCTTTGGCGCAAAGCGTGGTGAATACAAGGGTGAACGCGTAATTGAGCCAGAAATGTGTCGCATATATAATAGGAACTGGGGATGCTTGATGCCTGAATACTATCATGCCGGATCTGGCTGGTGGCGTTCTCGAGTTCAGCAGGTGGTTGATTGTAAGTCTATCCTACTCTGCTCTGACAAAGAAGGTATTGTCTATGGCGATGCTTTTGTCGGAAACACAATCGAAAAAATTGAAAATATGAGCACAGAAGAACTGGCTCGGCTTGGCACTTACATGTATGAATGTCTATATGACAATCATCCACTCGACAAAGCGGTGCAACGCCATGAACTACAAAGGATTTTAGATGCAAAGTGAATTTAGTCATGCCAGTATCGTTCCACTCATTGGTGGTGAGACACTAGGTGCTCATGCTGCTCATGGTAGAGCACCAGATTATTTCTTGTCGTATTCTCCTTTCCAGGCAAACGACAGTCATATTTTGAACTACTACAAGACTGTGCTTGGAAAAGATATTCCATACATTCTTCTTGATCAGGGTGGTGTTCATCCTCATGCCGTTGACGTAGTACACAGCGTGTGTCCGTGTGCTGGTCTTTCGATGCTCAGTCATGGTTATGGTGACCACAATCCTAATAATCGTTGGATGTCTGAAAGCACCGAGTACGTTCTTACGAACATGAAGCCAAGAGTTCTTTGGGGTGAAAATGCTCCAGGATTTGCCGGTAAGGTTGGCGATACTGTACGTAATAATCTAAAGCGTATTGGACAAGAGAATGGATATACCATGACCGTGTATCGTACTCGTTCTCTTTTGCATGGAATTCCACAAGTTCGTGAACGTTCATTCTATTTCTTTTGGAGAGATGATAAGGTTCCTTTGCTGAACTACTATAGTCGTCCATATACTCCTATCGAACAATTGTTGAATAACATCCAATCGAACTTCCAGACCGATCCGATTAACAAGAAGATTCCGTCACAGGATGATCCATACTACCGCTATATTCTTGAAGAGCTCGAAGGCGGAATCGACCATGCACAGTTTGCTTCACAGATTCCAGCTGAGTCTGCTCGTAATGCTGACGTACTTGCTTATATTGAAACCAAGACTAACTATCTTGAAGTAGCAAAGTGGATGAAAGCAAACGGATACGAAAAGGAAGTAGCTAAGTGCGAGTATCGTTACGCTAAGCTTGCTGCCGGTGGCTCTATTATGCGACGTAATACAATTGTTCCAAGAGACTATATTGGTGCCTTTGTTGGTCATTATCCCGTTATGCTTGCTCATCCTACACAGGATCGCTATATCAATTATCGCGAAGCAATGACAATCATGGGTATGCCAAATGACTTTGAACTTGTTGATGCCAGCCCACGTAATGCTAATATGATTTGTCAGAATGTTCCAGTTCAAACTGCAACTGATATGGCTACTGAAGTTGTAGCATATCTAAAGGGTGAAAGGAAGATGTTGAACACAGATTATATTGTACAATACAATCATTCACAAACCAGTACCTATGAAGAGAAAGCATCCTTGGAGGCATTTTTAGTATGAGTGCATATTATGATATTGAAGAAGAAATGACAGATGCAGGAAAAGCTACAAACATTACAATGCCACACATTACAATGCCATTAGTTGCTGATATGCCGACTTTGAAGCATTCTATAGATTATAAATACAATGAAGGCAATCTCATGAAAGAGATTAAGTCTTACGTTGATGCTACGTACGATCAGCATTATTCCCGAAACAAATTCCAATCAACAGAATTTATTGTTGATTGCGGTCATGGAACCGGTTTTAATATCGGCAACATGATGAAATACACTCAACGGTATGGCCGAAAAGGCGATGCTGCGGAATGGCGCAAAGACCTGATGAAGGTTATTCACTATGCAATCATGCAACTTTATGTACACGACCTTGAACACAAGAAGGATTAATTATGGGTATTGAAATTAATGTTCCAATCGAGAAGCTTCGTGAGCGTAAGCTCTTTGTAGCTGCTCCAATGTATGGCGGCCAGTGTGCTGGCATGTTTACGCGATCAATTGCCGACCTCTCGGCTCTTTGCACTCACTATGGCATTCAGGTAAGGTTCTACTTCCTGTTCAACGAGTCTCTCATCACTCGAGCTCGTAACTACTGCGCAGACGAGTTTATGCGTTCAGGCGATACTCACCTGATGTTTATCGACTCGGACATTGGATTCAATGCCAATGACGTAATTGCTCTCCTTGCTCTTCAGTCGCAGAATCCAGAAGATGATAACTATGACATCATTGCTGGCCCGTATCCGAAGAAGTGCATCAGTTGGGAAAAGATCAAGCTCGCTGTTGATAAGGGCTTTGCTGATGAAGATCCTAACCACCTTGAAAAGTATGTAGGTGACTACGTTTTCAATCCTGCTGGTGATCGCAGTGAGATTCCACTTGGCGAACCAGTAGAAGTTCTAGAAGCTGGCACCGGATTCATGATGATTCGTCGTAACACCTTCGAAAAGTTCCAAGAAGCTTATCCTCAGCAGATGTATAAGCCAGATCATGTTCGCACCGAACACTTTGATGGCACTCGCGAAATCATGGCTTTCTTTGATACTCCTATTTGTGAAGATACGAAGCGCTATTTGTCAGAAGATTACATGTTCTGTCAGTGGACTCGTAAGGCTGGCATGAAGGTATGGTTCTGCCCATGGATGCAACTGCAGCATGTTGGCATGTATGTTTTTGGTGGATCACTTGCCGATCTCGCCTCAATTGGTGCTGCAGCAACCGCTGACGTATCTCAACTCAAGAAAAAGAAGTGATTGACATTTATAAGCAACCAGTATATACTGGCTTATACTACCAAACATTATGGAGAATATTATGAAGTTTGATGCGAATACACTACAGGTCCTTAAGAATTTCTCGGCTATTAATAAGAACATCATGTTCAAGGCTGGCAATGTTATTCGAACTATTTCGGATACTAAGTCGGTGATGGCTAAGTCAACCATCAACCAAGAAATTCCTAAGAGCTTTGGCATCTACGATCTGTCACGATTCCTTGGCACTCTGTCTTTGTTCAATGAAGCAGAACTTGATATTCAGGACTCGGTCGTTGAGATCAAGGAAGGTAAGAACAAGTTCAAGTATGCTCTGTCTGATGCATCTTTGATTATGGTTGCACCCGACAAGGATATCGTTCTTCCAGATCCTGAGATTGAATTTGTTCTGACTCAGGAAGCTTTGAACCAGGTGATGAAGGCGCTGAGCGTTTCTCAGCTTCCTCACATTGCGGTAACAGGTGATGGTAATACCATTCATCTTCAGGCAATTGACGCTGAAGGCAAGACTCATGATGCCTACAGTGTTGAAGTTGGTACCACATCGGCCAACTTCCGTATGGTGTTCCGTGCTGATAACATCAAGCTTATTCCCGGAAACTATAACGTTCAGATCTCGGCAAAGGGACTTAGCCACTTCAAGGGCACGAACGTAGAATACTGGATTGCTGTTGAGTCGAGCTCGACTTACACTGGCTAATTCAATTTACTTGGGGTGGTGTCTATTTGGCACCACCCACTTTTTATGATGGAGATATTATGCTTGAAGAATTTTTGTGGGTCGAGAAGTATCGTCCAAAGACTGTTGCAGACACTATCCTTCCAGAAGATCTGAAGAAGGTATTCCAACAGTTTGTTGATCAAAAGAACATTCCAAATCTCATTCTCTCTGGTACCGCAGGTGTTGGTAAGACAACTGTGGCCAAAGCCATGTGTGAAGAACTCGGTTGCGATTATATCGTAATCAATGGTTCTATGAATGGTAACATCGATACTCTGCGTAATGATATCTCACGCTTTGCTAGCTCAGTCTCACTGTCTGGTGGACGTAAGATGGTTATCCTTGATGAGGCTGACTATCTGAATGCTCAGTCGACTCAGCCAGCTCTTCGTAACTTTATGGAAGAGTTTAGTGCCAATTGCGGTTTCATTCTGACATGTAACTTTGTTGATCGTATCATTGAGCCTCTACACTCTCGTTGTTCTGTTGTTAAGTTCAAGATTCGTAAGTCTGAATTGCCAGAACTTGCCAGACAGTTTTTGCGTCGTGTATGTGGTATCCTAGATAATGAAAGCGTTAGTTATGATAAGTCTGTTGTGGTTGAAATTATCAAGAAACATTTTCCAGACTGGCGTCGTGTTATCAACGAACTCCAGCACTACAGCGCTACTGGAGCTATTGATTCCGGTATCCTTCGTAACTTTAGCGATGACTCTCTAAAGAAGCTGGTTGATTTCATGAAGGATAAGAACTTCACGGGCGTACGCAAGTGGGTTGCTGAATCTGACATGGACAACAATGAGTTTTTCCGTGCTTTCTATGATAAGGCCGAGAATTACATTAGTGCCGGCAGCATTCCGATGCTGGTTCTACACCTTTCCAAGTATCAGTATCAAAATGCGTTTGCTGCTGATCCTGAAATTAATCTCGTTGCGTGTTTAACAGAGATTATGGCTGACTGCCAATTCACATGATCAATCTTTTTAAAAAGAAAAAACAGTGTGATATTTGTGGTGAAAAATATCCTGCAGATGAAACTTTCCACGAACTGAGAATGAACGTTCAGGAAGGTGAAGTTACATTGAAAATTTGTGTTGCATGCACAGATTTTTTTGATAAGTCTGCAGATATTATTAATGGGAAGCGTGACGATGAACCCGTTTGATTTTGTGACTTCAATTAATACGTCAAAAAAGAACTTGATGAAAGGAACTGAAAACGACGAACTAGCCGAAAAGACTTATAGTCCATGGCTCACCAATAAAGCTCTTTCATATTTTGCAGACACCATTCATGCTGCAAACATGATGAACTGTAACCATCATCTCGATCATAAGCTCCAATATTCTTTCTTAATAAATATTGTAAGACCCAGCAAACGGTTTTCCAAGTGGGTGAAAAAAGAAAAGGATGAAGACCTTGAAGCTATCATGGAACACTTCGGATATAACCGACAGAAAGCCAAGACCGCTCTCGAGCTCCTCACACCTGATCAGATAAAAACGATAAAGAAAAAGCTTGATAAAGGTGGGATAAAGAGATGAGTTTAATCGATAGTTTAGTTGAGGTGAGACTTGGTGAAGAAGACGATTTCCTAAAAGTTCGTGAGACACTAACACGCATTGGTGTGGCATCGCGTAAGGATAGCACACTGTACCAATCATGCCACATTCTCCATAAGCAGGGCAAATATTATATTGTTCACTTCAAGGAATTGTTTGCGCTTGATGGTAAGCCTTCCAATTTTTCTGATGAAGACAAAGGTCGTAGAAATACGATCGTCCAGCTTCTGTCTGACTGGGGTTTGATCGCGGTTGTAGAGCCAGAAAAAATCAAGGATCCTGTGACTCCTTTGAGCCAGATTAAAATCCTTCCCTTCAAGGAGAAGGACACCTGGAACCTGGTAACTAAATACAACATTGGTCGTAAAAAATAAGCCATCCTAAACATTGAAAATAATGCACTTGGTTGATTCCGAGTGCATTTTTTTATGTACATAATATCAAAGTTTTGATATACTAAAAATACAGGGAATGAAGGAATACAAAATGAAGATTATCTCGAATCTCTCCGGTGGCGCTTTCGAAATCAAGTCTGGTCGTCCTTGGACCTGGGGTTTCTCCTTCGCTCGTGATCGTGAAGAGTTCAAGATTCGCCAAGAGAATGGTCGTTGGTACTTTGAAATTAATGGTGTGGAATATTCGGCCAAGCGAATTGCTCCTTGCATCGAAGGCATTCAAACCGAAGTTCACTATTGACATTATTTCTCAATAGTGTATAATGATAATATCAGTTAAAGGATATAATATCATGCTTACTCTTTCTGAAGTCAACGCCACCACCGACTCGCACGATGGTGACATCTTCTCGGACCTGCACAAGGATGTGTATGGTTTCCGTCCTCGTAATGTCACCTTCGAATCGGTCGAACATTTCGACGCTGAGTACGAACGTCTTGTGAAGCGTCTTTCTGAGAAGCTCGAACAGGAAAAGTTCGAAAAGGCCATTCGTTGGTCTGAATTCCTCGACCGTATCGATACGATCAAGGAGTTGGTTTCCAATGTCGACACGGTTCGCGCATTGGAAATCCTTTGCGATGCTGAAGGCATTGACGCTGAGGAACGTAGTTTCTATGGTTGGGAAAGCCTAGAATGGAAGTTGGGCCTTCAGTTTGGCTCAATCAAGCAAATGATTGAAGGAGAATTGTAATGCGTGTACGTGCTGTGATTGAATTTGAGCTCAACCAAGATATTTGCGATTTTCAGGAAGATACGTATGCAATTCCTGCATCAGCGCTAATGGTTGAGCTTGCAGACCTGCTTGAAAATGAACACTATGGGCTGGCAAACTATGAATCAGTTAATGTTATCTCATTAGATGTGGAGGCCTCCACCACACTGCAACGATGGAGGAATTATGAATAGATACTTCATTTCAACCAACAACGGCTACATCCACACAAACGATGAACGTATGGCTTTGATGCCATTCAGCATTGATGAGATGATTGCCAATCCTTCCGTTCTAGATCCTCCTGGGACTCCTGAAGAAAAACGGTCTAAGATTTTCTTTGTCACGAAGAATGACAAAGACTATTGGGAATTTGGAGAGTACGTTGGCATCGCTTGACGCATGGCTTGATGACGATCCTATGGTGAATGAAATTCAAACTTTATCTGAAAAGATTCGCCAACGCCGGACTCAGATGCTGGTTCATTCGTATCTCTATTATGTTCTCGATCAGAGTACGATAGACGATGGCAAGTGGCAGCAATGGGCTGACGAACTGGTTGAGCTACAGAAGCAAAAGAAGGTAATAGGTTTCTATGATGAGGCCTTCTCAGATTGGACTGGAGCCACTGGAATGCATTTGCCATTTGATCCATGGGTAATACGCCGATCAAAAAAAATTCTAGATAATCAAAAAAGTGTTTGACATTTTTATCAAAACGTTGTAGACTAAGAATATACGGAATGGAAAGGAATTGCATTATGACTAATGTTCGATTCGGCTCGGCCTCGATTGTCGTTTCATTCAATGACAAGGAAGGTTTTGTGGTTCGCCATCCTGAACTTCCCGACGTCATTCTTGCGTCGAAGCCAGCATCAGAATGCGAAGCTTCTGACTGGGATAAGGTTTGGAAATGCTTTGAGGAAATTGGTCTGGTGAGGCCTGAAGTTTAATCAAAAAAGTGTTTGACATTTTTTCAGAACTATGGTAGACTTAGTCTATACGGAATGGAAAGGAATTAAAATCATGAACCTCACTGTTGCTCAAATCGAATCGTCGTATCCCGTCCTAAAGTCGAATGGATATTCTGATGCCCGTGCCTATTGGGTACCCATGGCTTACCATGCGGATGTCCTCAAGGCCTATCGTGAGGCCGGCGTTCCTATTCGTACTCGGTTCCGTGGTCCTCGTGATCCAAACCGACTGATGAAGGCATATGATGGCCGGATATATCGTCGTGGCAAATATTCGGCCCAGATTACCTGTCTCAAATGTGAGGCGACACATTTTACCGTTTATGCACGGTAATTTCGTATAAATACGAAGTCATGAGGAGTATGATGATGACTGATTATCGTGTCTTTGAATTGCCGACTGTCAATGATGACACCTTTGTTATTGAGCGCACTTGGTGTGCACTTAACACTCGACTTCGTAATGGTGATAGCCTTGATGAAGTTGAAATCAATTGGATGGATAGCGCAAACACCTGGCTATTGGAGTCGAAACAATGGTAAAAGAATCTAAGGGCGGTGTGTTTGCCCTTGCTGATATTGATCTCATTAAGGCGGCTTTATCTTTTTATGTCGCTCATAATGGTAACATCACTGAACATGAAACACGTCAACTGGCAAATCTTCTTCATAGGTTGAATAGCCGCGCGTAAATTTGGCCCCGTAGCTCAGCTGGATAGAGCACGAGACTTCTAATCTTGGGGTCGTAGGTTCGAGTCCTACCGGGGTCGCCAATTTGGAGAATATTATGATGTTTTGGTCCGTTATAACATTCGCGTTAGTAGCGATAAATGTGTTGATTGGAATCAATGATGTGAAGATTGGAAACACGACAAAGCGTTCTGCATTTACATGGTTTGTAGTAGGATGGACGATTGCCTACATTCTTTACGTAGAAGCTTTAGCACTCCTGTAGCTCAATGGTCAGAGCAGCCCGCTCATAACGGGTTGGTTGTGGGTTCGAGTCCCTCCGGGAGTACCAAGGGTCGGTGGCGGAGTGGTCCATCGCAAAGGACTGCAAATCCTTAAAACCGTGGGTTCGAATCCCACCCGGCCCTCCATTTTTTGTTGACATTTTTATCATGTTGTTGTAGATATAATCTATAGGAAATTGAAAAGACATATCATGAAATTGATTTTAACTGACTGTGATGGCGTTCTAATGGACTGGAACACCGTTTTTATCGAGTGGATGGCACTCAAGGGCTTCAAGGAAGTCCGGACAGATGTATACCACATCAATGAACGATATGGTATTGACAAGCAACTGAGTAAAGATCTTGTCAGGGAATTCAACGAAAGCGCAGCTATTGGATATCTAAAGCCATTTCGTGATTCTCTTTATTACGCACGACGTATGTATGAAGAACACGGTATTTGTTTTCGTGTGATTACCAGCCTCAGTTTGAACCCATGGGCCGTTAAGGCTCGTGAAGCCAACCTTAAGCAATATTTTGGTGATGCAATCGAAAGCGTCATCTGTCTTGATACGGGTGCGGACAAAGACGAAGCACTTGCACCTTATAAGGACAGCGGTCTTTTCTGGATTGAAGATAAGCCTGAGAATGCTATAGCCGGTATGAAACTTGGTCTTCGTGGCATTCTAATCAACCACGAACACAACAACTATACTGTGCCGAATGTCGGTTGGAAGTCGGTGTTTCGTGCTGATAGTTGGGCCGACATTTATGATCTTGTGAGAGTATAGTTTATAAATAAACTCAAAAGAGTTTAGTTTATGCTATCATTTTCCAATTTTATCAATCTTGTAGAAGAAACCCTAGAAGAAGGGATTCATGATCCTGCTAGACGTAAAGCTATCTTTTTAGCTGGCGGTCCTGGTTCAGGTAAATCTTATGTGTCTTCAAAGACCACACACGGTCTTGGTTTCAAACATGTAAACTCTGACGATCTTTTTGAAAAGAGTATGAAGAAGCATGGTTTAGAATCTACTCCTGAAAACATTTATTCAGAAAAAGGTCAAGAGATTCGAAAGCATGCTAAAAAACTAACTCAATCGCGTGAACATCATTATGTTAAGGGTCGTTTAGGTCTAGTAATCGACGGCACCGGCAAAGATCCTGAAAAGATCAAGCAACATTCTGATCGACTTCGTAAGTTGGGTTATGATACTCATATGGTATTTGTTAACACTTCACTCGAGACGTCTAAAAAGCGCAATGCTCAACGTGACCGTAGTTTACCAGACCATGAAGTCGAAAGAATGCATAGACAAGTTCAAGGTAATATTGGCCACTTTCAGCAACACTTTGGACGTGAAAATTTTCATATTGTTGATAATGATAAGGCTGATGAAAATTCTCTTAATCAAGTTCATAAACATATTCGCAAAATTGCAAATGCTGAAGTTCGCAATCCAATCGGCAAGAAAGAAGATGCCGCTATTCGAAAATAACTGAAGGTTCTTGAAAGACTATATTTATGATTGAAGAAGCAAAACAAGCAATTTTAGATTCGAGTAAGACGTCATCAGTTTACATTGGTTGTGACTCAATTCGGTTCAAAAAGAACAAGCAGTGGTATGCTAAATACAGCACGGTTGTGATTGTCCATATGGACTCGAACAAGGGTTGTAGGCTATTCCATGAGTCTGTTGATATGCCTGACTATGGTAACCTAAAGCAGCGTTTGCTGATGGAGGTCCAGATGGCCGTAGCAACGGCAACTGAAATTGTTGATGTGATTGGCAACCGCCATATGGAAATCCATCTCGATATCAATCCAAATCCTAAGCACAAGTCGAGTGTTGCCGTGAAGGAAGCTCTTGGTTGGGTAAAGGGATCTCTTGGTCTGGACGCTAAGATTAAACCTTCGTCATTTGCTGCTACTCACGCAGCTGACCACGCCGTTCGTCATTTAAACTAAGAGGCCAAGCCATGACCCGCTTCCTCTGCTTGTTCGGCTTTCATCGTTGGAAGCATAGCCGCTTCATAGTTCGCGGAAGCCGAGGCCCATCCTACCATTGCCATCGACTCAGCAAAATCATCTGCACCCGGTGCGGAACGCGCAAATAAACCGCTTTTTTTGTTGACATATTTCCAAAAATATAGTAGAACGGTATAAATACAAGTTCAATGGTCTAGTAGCTCAGTTGGTTAGAGCACTCGCCTGTCACGCGAGAGGTCGAGGGTTCGAGTCCCTTCTAGATCGCCAGTTTATGTCGGTGTGGTGAAACGGCTATCATTACGGTCTCCAAAACCGTCGTTCCAGGTTCGAATCCTGGCACCTTCGCCAAAAAAACGGTTTACATTATTTGTAAACTAGTGTATATAGAATAAGTAAGTTGCTCTTTCTCATTGTTGGAATTTTAAGAATACACACTGGAGGTTCCCGTGGTGACCAAGCGATTTGGGGGAAGATGGGAACGTAAAGAGCGAAATTACTGCCGGTAGCGTGGCAACACCTCAGTAGCCAGTGTGTTTAATATTGCGTCTATAGCTCAGTTGGTAGAGCACACCCCTGATAAGGGTGAGGTCGTAGGGTCGGAGCCTACTAGACGCACCATGGAAGCGTGGTCGAGTGGTTTATGGCCTCGGTCTTGAAAACCGATGTACCTTCACGGGTACCGTGGGTTCGAATCCCACCGCTTCCTCCAATTAAAGGAAACTAATATGAATCCTGATATTCGCAATTATGTAAGTGATAGAGTGTTTGACGGTGTTCGCATTCTTACAAAAAAGCAGAAACAAGATCATTTAGCAAGACTTAAAAAGCAACTTGAAAAGAGAGTTAAAAACAGGGTATAGCGCTTCCTCCAGTTTGCGGGCATGGCGTAGAGGTAACGTACCTGGCTTCCACCCAGGGGTCTCGAGTTCGATTCTCGATGTCCGCACCAGTTTAAATGTCCTACATAACCCAATAGGTAATATTGCCGTAATGTCGTGTAGGAGGTGCGCTTACAGACCGCACTAATAGCCGTCTGTAATTGCGGGTGTAGCTCAGCGGTAGAGCACTTGCTTGCCATGCAAGAGGTCGAGGGTTCGATCCCCTTCACCCGCTCCAATTTATGCGGCGTGCATGTGCACACTAATACCTTTTGAATTCTAGGATAGTATAGAGGAATAAAGTAGGTAGTTCATAACTGCCTCGCCGCTCCAATGGCCCCATAGTTTACGTTGGCTAGAATCCAGCTCTTTCACAGCTGAGGACCGGGATCGACACCCGGTGGGGTCACCAATTTTAAGGAACGTGGGCAGGACGGTAATGCAGCAGATTGCTAATCTGTACTACTTGTAAGAGTAGACAGGGTTCGACTCCCTGACGTTCCGCCAAGTTTATGGTGGATGAAGTGTTGATTGATACATGCCGGCCTGTGAAGCCGGAGTAGCCGGAGCGTTACCGGTCGTCCACCCCAATTTTATAGTTAAAGTCAAGTATTTCTAGAAACTTGTGTTTGGATAAATAAAATACAAACCAAGGAGATTTTTATGCTTGTAGAAGAATATTTAAACCTTAAACAATCAAATAGACAAAGTCATTTGGAAACACAATCTGCTTGTATTGAACGTGGCGGTAACAGCACAAATCACCGTGGGGTACTAGCCCAATATTTAGATACGCCCATATATGGTAGACCCGCAGATCTGTGTCATGCATGTGGAAATGATAAATGCTCAAATCCCAATCATTTATATTGGGGCACTAGATCTGAAAACGTTTTAGATTCAAAAAAACACGGTACATGGAAATCTCCATATGAAAGTCTAGTACTTAAACATGGAGAAGATAAAGCGAAACAAATTCTCAAAGAAAATCTTAAAGATGGGTGTTCCCGCGGCGGTAAAGCTGGAAAGGGTAAACCAAAAACACCAGAACATGTGGCTAAAGTTAAAGCCTCTCTTATCAAGAAGTTTGGGGGTGTGGCGTAATTGGTAGGCGCGCGAGTCTTAAAAACTTGTGGTTAATCCGTGCGGGTTCGAGTCCCGCCATCCCCACCAAATTATTTTTCCTTTCCTACCATTTTTTTGTTGACATTATTTTCTTTTTGTTGTAGACTTAAAATATAACCGGAAAGGAAAATATATGCTTGGTTCCTACACTCTGATTATCCGTAACGCCAAGACCAACCGCCTCCTTCGAAAGGTTGAGTATAACGATCGCTATTATAGCGGTCACGCGATGATGGAAGAATCGGCAAGCTGGCGCCAGTTTTATCGCGACAAAGGAATTCAGGTTACCACTCAGTGGTAACCACACGGACACTTAGCTCAGTAGGTAGAGCAACGGGCTTTTAACCTGTAGGTCCTGGGTTCGAGCCCCAGAGTGTCCACCAATTTAATGGGTGAGCGCCGTAGTTGGAGAGACGGGGCAGACTGTAAATCTGTTGCGGCAACGCTGAGTTGGTTCGAATCCATCCTCACCCACCATTATTGCTCCTTCGTCTAAAGGTAGGACAACAGATTTTGATTCTGTTTATGTTGGTTCGAGTCCAGCAGGAGCATCCAATTTGTATATATAGATAGCATATAACGGGAAGTAGTTCAAGTGGTAGAGCGCGCGGTTTGGGACCGCGAGGTTGCAGGTTCGAGTCCTGTCTTCCCGACCAAACTTATTAGATGAGCACACTGGATGGTAATTCACCGGTTACTTTGGCGAGTAGCGAACGAATGGTGCGCCAAGATCATTTTATATCTTGTGTGCTCATCTAATAAGTTTAATGCCCGTATAGTTCAGTGGGGGCATCAGCTTGATAGAGGTGCTGTTAGCTTATAAGGAAAGCCCGTAAGTCTACAGCGCAGGAGAAGAAGGTCCATACTTCACAGCGCTTCTATCGCCATTACATTGCCCGTATAGCTCAGCAGGTAGAGCAGTTGCCTTGTAAGCATCAGGCCAGGGGTTCGATTCCTCTTGCGGGCACCAGTTTAGTCAAGGCAAAGTAAGCCCTAAAGCTCTTTGCCCCCGCCCTTGCAAGAGGATATAGAATGGTTTAGGACATTCTATGCAGGATCGTTCCCTGCCAAGGGTATAGTTTAGTCGCGGTAACTCAGCGGTAGAGTGGTGGTCTCATAAGCCACTGGTCGGTGGTTCGATTCCATCCTGCGGCACCACAACATTTTATAAATACTTGGAGTGATCACACGAAACCAGAATTTCTGGATGATAGTATATCATATAACACATGTCAAACTAAAAACATAGGGGACTAATGTGAAACATGTTTTACTATTATTATTAGTTCTTGTTATGACTGGTTGTGATGATGTTTATCGTTATCCTTGTCAAGACCCAGAAAATTGGGATGATGAGTATTGTACCAGTAATGCTTGCGTAGCTGCAGGTGCTTGTGCTGTTGATGTAATGGGTCCAGATAGGGCTGCTAATGAAAAGTTAATAAAGGAATATAACGAATCTAAATCGGAGGTAAAATAATGGCCAGATATTCTTCCGAGGAATTAATGTCAAGACTTAAGTTCACCGTTGGTGTGTGCTTATCTTTTACGTTGATGGGTATTGTGTTTGTTGTTCTTTATGCGCTTATATTTGTAACACAACCAATTGGTGTTCAATCACCAAATGATGCTGAATTTTTTAAACTTATTACACCAATAGCTACATTTTTAACAGGCATATTGTCAGGTATTATGATAGGCAAAACATCTGATGATAAACCAGTTAATGATAAAGAAGATGATAACAAACCACTTCTTGCAGATTAAAACAATTTAAAGTGACGATTTATATTATTGGGCCCTTAGCTCATCTGGGAGAGCGCCTGCTTTGCACGCAGGAGGTGATCGGTTCGAGTCCGATAGGGTCCACCAATTATTTTTAGTTGATGTGCATTTTTTAGTTGACATTAAATGCATATTGATATAGACTGGAAAATAAGAGATGGCGGTATAGCGTCATTAGGGTAAGATCGGGTAACCGATCCTAAAGCAGGGACTCCTACGTAACTGCGCCGGCAACGGTCCATCTATACAAGCCCAAGTTAGGGTTGACTCGATCTCGG